CTAGTTTTAGTAATCTGTTTTTCTTCCATTGTTTTCTTTCTGTATTTTCGTAATTTGTTGTGTAATTAATTATTTCTTCTTTAGTTATTATAATGACCTCTACATCTAAAACTTTATTTAACTCTAGAGCTTTCCATGTACCATTGTTCCAATAACCTTTTATTTCCACTATTTTTACCAATTTACCTTCTTCGAAGATAAAAAAGTCAGGTTTGTAAAGTTTACCTGCTACTTCAAAACGTTTACATTCAACATCCCAATCAATTTTGTTCTTATCTAACCACTTTGCATAAATATATTCATATGAGCTTCTTAACCATACATATTTTTGTTTACTTTGGTTAAAGTAATAGCCTTGTATTCCTCGTTCACAACCACTGTTTTGTCTAACAACCGTTTCTTTCCACCATCCAGTTTTTGTTTCATGCTCTTTTTTTGCTTTTAAACTTCTTAACTTACTCGTTCTTTTTGTGACTTGTCCTAATATTCTTCTAGGAATATTAAATATCTCAAAAGCCTTTTTAAAAACACTTGAAGAAATTTCTAAGCCATAATCTTTTACTAAAGCATTTCTACTATATTCTTCAACAATATATTTTTGTATTAACCAATCTTTAGTAATGTTAAATCTTTCATCGTTTTTTATTTTTACAACATCGTGGCTTGATATACATACTGTTTTATTATTTTTAATTTGTTGTGATTGAATTATAAATTTTCTCAATTGTATATCTTTTAATAAGCTTTTTATTTCTTCCATTGTTCCTATTTATTTTATTTAAATAGGATAGTTGGCAAGGATTTTTAGCTTATTTTTATTAAAACATCATCAACTGTTAGCTGTGCTGCTTCTACCCAGCCTCTATTTTCAGTAAACACTCTATGATCTGGTGTTAGTTTAATTTTAACACCATCTTCTAATTCTAATTCAATTATGTTTGCATTTTCTTTTGTTAAAAACACATCGGTAATTGTATCAATCTCTACTTCTTTTGTAATTGTGTTGTAAGAATAAATTTCTTTATGCAATTCTTTATTTGCTAAAATTTCTTCTACTGTAAAATCTCCGTTTGGCGTTGAGACTATTGTGTCTTTAGTAAAGCAAGGATTAGTAGCACGAATCTTTTCACAATAGTATAAGTTATTTAATTTATTTATAGTGTCTATAAATAAAACTCCTGGCTCATTTCTATTATAAGTTGAGGTCATAATAACATCCCACAATTCATTAGCGTTGGCAAATGTTTTATAAACTACGACTGGATAACCTTTACTTTTCCACTCTTTTAAATCGCCTTGCCATTCTTTATTGTAAATTTCCTTATTCCAATCTAAATCTGGAAATTCCAAGTCCCATTTAGAGTTAGTTTTAACTGCCTCCATTAACTCATCAGTAATTAAAACAGACATATTAAATTTCGTTAATTTACCAGGTGTTTGTTTAGCAGTAATATATTCTTCTATATCAGGATGCCAGCAGTTGGACGTATAGAAAGCATTTTTACTACCTGTTTTACGAGCTGTAATTCTATGTGTGTCCTCTACTGCAAAGTCATATGTTTGTTCTACTCCGACTTGTTTAATTAATTTAATTTTTTTAAAACTTTCTGTGTTTTTAAGATTGTTCATTGTACCATTTTTTAATTTTATTTACTAATTCTTTTACATTAACCCCTTCTTTAAAGGTTTTTATGTATTCTTCTATTTTATCAAAGTTATGATTTATATCATACTCCCAAAACCTCACTAAATACCATTCTTTGCTAGTATTTTTTATTTTTTTAATTACTTGTTCTTTTAAATAATCTTCTAATCGTGTTATTTTTCTCAGATCCGGATCTGAGAAAACCCTCTTAGACTTGTGCCAATAATCACCATCAAGCTCTACTACTAAAACAAATTCCTCAAAAGAAATAAGAAAATCAAACTGTCTATTGCTACAAAACCATGAATACTGATAATTAAGTCCCATATTTTTTAATAAATCATCAAACTTAATTTCAATTGTTGTCTTTTTAAAAAACTTTGTATTTTTTTTTAATCCGTCTATTAAACTATTTGTACCATCCGGCTTGTCATAATGTTTTAAATACTCTCTTCCTTTTAAGCTTTTGTTCCAGGCATCATTTCCGGAAATGATATCTTTATTTTCTTTCCTCCAATTGCTAATTTTTTTATTTCTATCAGAAACCTTACCATTTCCCTTTTCTTTCTCCCAGTATTTTTTCAACTGTATACTGGCAGTTGCCCTTCCACAAGTATGTGTACAAGTGTTTTGAGGGGAGATAAACTCTTTTTTACAATTGGGGCATATTTTGTGGTGATTTTCATAATTAGAAACATAATTTAATACTTTAAGATATTCTCTAGCATTACAGGTTACTATGTACTTATTTAATTTTTTTTTATTATATTCTATCTTTTTATTGCTAAAAACACTTAAATCATAATATTCAAAATACTCTTTTAAATGATTTAATTTATCTTCCCAAATATTAGGACACACTTTAGAATGTGAAGTTACTCCGTTAATTGTTACCGTTTTACTACAGCTTGAACAATTAATTAATATTTTCCCTTCTTAGAGTATTCTGTATACTTCTGTTGCACTAAAATTGCTTTCTTAAATAAATTATATTTTTCTTGTAGATTGGTCATTGTCTGGATCTAAGTTTCAAATAGTCACCATTAGACTACTCTATCCTAAATATGGTTACTTCTTCATTTTCTACATCTATTTCACATAATTTTTTTAAATAGATTTCTTGGGTTTTTATATTTCTAACTTCAAATTCATGATCTGCTGTTACTTGAATAGTTTCTCCATCTTCTGTCTCTACTTCAAAAATTGGTTCTGGTTCTCTAACTATAGGCTGAGACATCTTTTTTTCTCCGTCTCTTGTAACTGCAAACAATTCTTCACCGTTTTCTAACCTGGTTATAACATCAACAATGTTTAGCCAACCTGTACTTGTTAAGACTTCAGTAAAACTTGAAAAGCACGACATTGTTACCATTTGGGCGCCCTTTCTAATTTTAATCTTTGCTTTTGATTTGTTTGATTTTCTTCCTGAACCGGATGTAATAACTGCAGATTGTGTATCCCACATATCTAACATCTTAACTGCTCCTGGAGATTCGTTACCAATACCTTCAATAAAACCACCTCTTGGTCTTAATACGTCAATGTTTATTCCATAACCACCTTCGGACTTTAAAATCATTGCTTGTCTCCTTAATTCATCTAAGATTGATAACATTGAGTCTTGATTCTCTCCTTGAAAGCCACTAACAAAACAATTTATGTAACTTGTCCCTTTTAACCCTGTTCCTGCATTCGATAATATTCTTCCTCCTGGAACAAATTTGAAATCTTTTAATAACCATTCGAAGTTTTTTGTCCACTCATCTCTTAACTCTTCTTTTTCAACTGAAGCTAGATCCCTTGCTACTCGTGAATGACAGTCATCAATACTTTCTTTTCCGTAAGCGTAAGTAACATCAAATATTTCTTGTGAAAACTTATCAGTAAATTTTGTTCTTGTTTTGTCTGGAGTATTTACCAACTCCATTGTTTCATTAATCTGTTCTTTCATTTTTTTATTTTATTTTGTCTTCTTAAATAGTATTACACTGCCGCAGAAACTTTTCTTTTAGCTAATTTTTGAGTAATTAAATCAAATCCTCCTTGTAGTTTTTCTCTTGTGTTTTCATCAATAACTTGAGATCTTTGTACCTCTCTTATCTCTTTAAATAAACATTGTGAAGGGTCGTAATGAACTAATACCATTACATTCTTAGCTCCTAATCTATTTTTTAATAACGTTGCATAACACTCTTGAGACTCTAACATCTTTGGATCTTGTGTAAGCATTATCATTACATCACATACTTGATAAACTTCAATCGCTTTACCTATCGTTTGTTCGTCAGCTACAACGTTAGCAAATCCTGAACGATTACTTTGAAAAGCAGTATATAAAGGAATTTCATATTCAAATGCCATATCTCTTAACTCTTCAGCTAAATATTCAAATTTATCATTAGAGTTTCCAAATGACAAACCCTTTTGTATTTTTAATTGATTTAATCCATCAACAATAATCATATCAGGGAAAAAGTTTATAGCTTTTAATTCCTCTACCTTTGCCTTAATTAAATCAACCTTTGCTTCTGTTGCTTTAAACTGTATAAACTTTACGTTACCAGGTAATGTATCTAACATATCCTTTACTTTTAAAGGATGGTCCTTTAATTTGTACTGTTCAATACCCGTTAATGCGGCAAGAACTCTTTCAGTTAATTGCTCCCCCTTAGTCTCTAAAGAAAAATAAATAACATTCTTTCCTTGTGTAGCTGCGTGATTAGCTTGAGCTGCGAGCCACATTGATTTACCTAAATGCGATTGTGCAACAACAACTACTAAGTCTCCTGCACCAGGTCCACCTTTTGTCTTTGCAGTAAAGGTCGGGAAACACATTGGAATCATATTATAATGTGTGTTCTTACTTAAAATTGCCAAGGCATCTCTCTTTAAATCAATTTCTTTCCCTTGTTCGTTTGTATGTTTATAAGATAATAATGATACTTGTTTGGCATCATCAAATCTTCCAGACATAATTAAGTCTCTCTCTTTATCTATAGTTTCTAATCTAAATCTTGTAAAACAAAACTTAGTTATATTTTCAATCACAAAGGATTTGTTCCCTAAATCAACTTCTTTTATCTCTTGTAAAACTTTTAAATAAGGAACTGCAACCTTTTCTTGTAACTCAGTATTAATAACGGTTTTTAAATCCTCAAAGGTCGGTTTACAACGATACTTCTCATAGTAACCAATTATCGTCTCACAAATATATTGCGAATACTTATTATCAAAATATTCTGATTTAATAATATCCTTTATTTTAAAAGCAAAGACATTATCTTGACATAAAAGAGAAATTATTGCATATTGAAATTGAGTTCCATAACTCTGTAAGCTGTTTTCTAGTTTCTTCATTTAGTTTTGTTTGTTTAAAAAGAAAAATACCCTCGCCCAAATATCATAAGTAGGTTTCATATAGTTGCAAAGACTATTTTTGTTTGAAAATTGTAAAAATCTAAATTTATTAAACGTTTTATTTTCTTGTTCCTTTAATAAACCATCAATTATAGTAGACCCTGTTAGTGAAATATAATCTGGGGTTAGTTTCATTAATTTATACATTAACAACACTGTTTCCTTTGATTCTTTTAATTGTTTTTGCTTTTTACTCTTACTATCTTCTAACTCCTCAATCATGTGTATAAACGCTTCTAATGAGGGGATTGGTTCTTTTGTAATTTGCGGTAATATATGATAAAGACTCTCCTGTTTTAAACCCTTAACACCCTTTAATTGGTCTGAAGAGTCTCCAACAACCGTTCTTAAATATAAAAAGTTCTCAATTGGTAATCCATACACTTCACTTACCATCTTTGAATCAAATAATATTTTCTTTTGTGGAGAATAAACATAACAGTTTTTATTTTCTGTTAATTGTAGATAGTCCTTGTCAGTTGACACAATTATTGTTGTATCATTTTCATATTTCTTTACTAAATAAGCAATTACATCATCTGCTTCATAGTAGGGAACAGTCATCAACACAACAGGTAATTGTTGTAACGTCTCAACTAAATCATACATTTGTTTATCTTCATTGTTTAAATGAACAATTTGTTCGTCACTTAATTGTAAAGATAACTGTCTTGATTTTCTCCCTCTTTTATCTTTATATCCTGGGAAAATGTTTCTTCTCCTAAAACCCGCATTTACTCCATCAAATACAACAATAACTTTTGTTGCTTTTAATTTTTCAGCTAATTGTTGGATTGTGTTTATACTTCCTACAAATCCACCAATAGGCTCTCCGTTTTTATCCTTTGCTGCATTCTTAGCAAAATGTTGGTAGTAAATATTATAACCATCTATTAAAAGTATTCTTTCCATTTTAAATTAAATTAGATTAAAAGAGCTTCTAAACTTTTATGTAAAGAAGCTCTTTGTAAATTTGTATAGTAATTTTGTTTTATTCCTTAATATTAGCAGCAGCTATTTGTTCTTCCAACAACTGTCTTCCACCTGGTCTTACAAAACCTTCCTTAATTAACTTCACACACATATCGTGGAACTCTCCATCTTCTAACAAGGTTTCAATGTCACTCTTCTGGAATTTTTTACCTTGATAGTCAGTCATTGGAAATCTTTCTGTAAAAGTCCACCAAGCTCCACCTTGAGAACAATAACCCATGTTCTTTAAATAAAAGAACCAATTCTCGTATTCATAAATACCTGTAGTAAAATGTAATTCAAAATCTACTGACCTAATTGGAGGCCCTAATTTATTCTTATCTGTTCTTACTGTAACTTCAGCACCTATAGGAACCTCATTCCCTGTAATCTCTTCTTTGGTTGTAATCATTTTCTTACCTAAAAGTCTACATCTAACTGTTGCGTAAAATTTTAATGCATTTCCACCTGGTGCAAACTTTGTATCTGCTCCAATAGTTCCTACTTTATCTCTTAATTGATTGATTATTATTAAACAAGCATTGGCTTTCCCTAAATAAGAAATCATTCTCTTTAATGCAGAACCCAAAATCTTAGCAAACTCTGCTTGAGTGTTCATGTTGTAATCAAATGAGCCTTCTTCTAACTTTCTAGACTTCATTGCTGCTAACGAGTCAATTACAATTAATACTGGAACATCTTTAAATGCAGGAGTGTTAATGATTGTTGTAAGGTTTTGTTGCATAGCGTCAAAAATCTCTTCCACCTTATCCAAATTTGAATACAATATTTTAGTTACATCTATTCCGTAACCCTCCATTAAAGATTCAGAAGCAGCATGTTCAATGTCAAAAAAGATTACAATTCCTCCTTCTTTTTGTGTATTAGCCATTGCTTGAAAACAAATAGAAGATTTACCATATGCTTGCTCACCATACAACTCTACAACTCTTCCACATGGCCAACCTCCCATATCAGCACGATTAGATATAATCGTATCTAACCCAATTGAACCAGTAGGAATATATTTTGTTACAGCCGCTCCTAACTCCTCTTCTCCAAAAAGAGCTGAATCAGGAACAATATTATTATGTTGTTTTAATAAACTTTTAAAAAGAGTATTAAGGTCATCAACAGTAGACACAGGTATTTCATTAGAAGTTTTTTCTTTCTTTGCCATTTTATTATTTATTTGTTGTTAATTTTGTGAAGAAAAAAATATAAGAGTGTTTTTGTATATTACACTCTTATATTTAATAAATTTAATTTAGTTTTTTAATTTGTCTAGTTTCTCTCTAGAAATTCCAGGCTTAGAACCTGAAGCATCAATATCAGCTTGTGACATTGCATTGTCGATTTCTTCTTTTAATCTACTCATTAGTTTAGTTACTAATGTACTTTGCTCTTCTTGTGAATGTCTTTGTCTTAAAATTTCTCCTAAAGGCTTTACAGAGGCGGCATAATCCTCAAATTGTTGTTTAGAAAATGGTAATTTTAAAGCTTTGTGCTCTAACTTATACATTTCCATTGCAGGAGCATTCTTATCAAAAGCAACAATAATCTTTTCAGGATTGTTGATATCATAATAAGGTGTTTCCTCTTCTTCTAAATTAGTTAACCAAGTTGAAAATTGTGATAATACAGATTTACCATATCTCCACCATTGTACTCCTTCAGTAATATTATCCAAATCAATTATTGGGGAAAAATACTGAACTTGTAACTCCATTGGCTTCCATAAAAACATATTGTCTTTAAAGTTTGCTTGCTTTAAATCTTTAACACAATCACAAATTACACAATCAGTTCTGTGGTTAAATGCATCACAGTCTACTGTCATAAATGGTTGGTCTAATAAATTTTTGTGTACTCCCCATTCGTAAATTGGGTCTGAATAACCTCCATCGATTATTCTTGGTAAAGCTACTAAATTGTTTTTACCTTGCTTAGGCTTAAAATACTTAACTGCTCCGGCTCCACCTTTTCCTGAAGTTCTTTGGTTCAATTGTTCTAATCTTGCTAACGTGTTTTTTAAATTACTGTCCATTGTTGTTTTTGTTTGTTGTTTGTTGTTTATTTATTTTAAATTATTGTTTAGTGCAATACGTTGGTATCAGTACCATTGCTTACATCATTAAATATGGGAAGACTATTTCGTATTTTGAGTTATTTAACTATTTTCTTCTAAATCTTCATCATCATCAACCCAAAATTCTGATGTCTCTGTTGAATTGTTTTGAGTTGTTTTTTTATTTTGTTTTTTTATTGGTTGAGTGTTTTGTTTTATTTTTGGAACAGCTAACCCAAACCCAGACACATTTATATTTTTAAGTAAGATCTTTTTCGGAGTGTCTTGAATATTAATTGCGCCATACTTCATTCTATAAACTAATACGAAGTCTTTTTCAATGATAAAACAATAACTAATTTGTTTTTTAGGATGATGATATAAGTTCACTAATATATTGTGTGGTTGGAACTTATTTGAAGAAAGTATTTGTTTGAATTCTTTATCAGTCATATATAAATCTACTTTTAAACTCAACAGTGTAAGATGTGTCTTTTTTTATATCCCAAGAAATAGGCACTAATCGACCTCTAATTTCTATTGCAGTCGGATTTACCTCACTGAACAAATTCTTCATTAATTGTTTTAAAGACAAATTATAAAGATTACTAATATAAAAACGATAAGGTTCAACTGTATTTAAAAAGTTTTCTATAAATTGTAAATCTAGTAATGAATGGAAAGAGATAGTTAAAGTCATAAAGTCTTTTAACTGTTTATCTCTCTCCATCTCTAATTCTAATAGAGTAAATCTTTGTACGTCAATTCGATTTTCTAATTCAATAAACATAAACATACTTATTGTTGTAATAACATAATCGGATTACCTTCACCTGTTTCTCCAACAACTTTAAATCCATACCCTTCATACCAACTTACTAAATCAAAATCGTTCATATCTCTATCGTTTATATTAGCCTGTAACCAAATTGTTGCATAGTCGTAAAACTGGTTACAAAATTCATTCATACCAGTATTACCATGTCCTAAACCTCTAAGTCCTTTCTTAATAGCAATGTTATCAAGGGCTATAGCGGGGAATAAAAGGTTCCCCTTATCTAATTTCTCAATTAACCTGTCGACTGTCTCATCTTCCGTAAGCCAGTCAGGAATTGAGCTCTCGTCGAAAATAGTATAAGTAATTTTACCTACTACTTCTCCTTTTGTGTTTTCTATATTTAATGTTTCCATTTGTTAGAAATCTATAGAAGCGCGAAAAGTTATATCTGTTTGGTTGTTTTTCTTAATTGGTGGAGCTATTTTTGCATAAACATAAGGAGAAGGATTAGCTTCAAACCCTGCACCAGTTGTTTTTGGCTTTGTCAAATCATCAATAAAGAAACCTATCTCCGTAATTAGTTTGTCATTGTTGTTTACTATATCAAACGTTGGGTTTACTGTAGTGTTCCATTTAGATGCCGGAATTGTTACGGTAAACTCTAACCTGTATTGCTCCACCTCTTCTTTATGTCTTATTATTCCAATTAACCAATTATTAGCCGCTGTTAATAAATTCATATCTATTAATGTGGTGTTGTAAATTGCTTGTTGTGTAGCCGGAATTAAATTAGGAAGACTAGGAGTTAAACTATTATCTGTTAAATTATAAGCAGCAGCTGGGTCTAATTGACTTATATTCCAGTCTGTTTTAAGTAATGTAATTGAATGACTATTATTTTGTGTCCCAAATACATCTCTTAAACTAATTGTGCTAGACATAACTGTGTTTTTTTCTAGTCCAACAACTATTCTATTGTCTAAAAAGTCTGTCATATATTTCCCAACAATAAACTCTATCTCTTCTGCTTCAAAACCTTCCTTAACTACTAAATTATTTATAGTATCAAACTCACTTAGGTAAGTTAATTTATCTATAATAACTTCCACATTACCATTAACGTTGTCAACCTCTCCATTTGTTTGAAAATTAAAAGGTAAAATTTGTGTATAAGGTAATGTTTTCTTTGTAGCGGATTTTAATCTGTAAGTTAAATAATATTCATACTCTGGCTTATCTGAATAACAAATTCCTCCCATAGTATATGCAGTTTGTCCAAATGTATTAATCGCATAAATACTTGCTAACGAAGCGTCACTATAAATATCAAACTCTGTTGCTGAAATTGCTTTAATATAAATGTTAGCTAGTATTGATGAGTTAATTAGTGGCCCAACCACTTCGTCAATATAAATTCTGTCGCCATCAAGATATCCGTGAGGTCTATTAACAGTAATTCTTGTAGGCGTTGATATAGTTGGACTTAACTGGATTGATATAATATATAAAGGGTTACTTACTGAAAAGTTTTTCTTACTATTACCAACACTTGGTAGTTGTGGTTTAGGAAGAGTGTAATTTCTTTCTGAGTTATAACCCATAGCTAATGTAAGTTCACCATCGTCTATAATTACAATTCTCCAATCGTGAAGAAGCCATCCATATCGTTTGTTAGAACTTGAATATAAACCAGTATATCTTCCAATACCTTCTACATTTTCTTCTGTTGCAGCAGTGTTTGTTAAAATAAAAGCACAACTCTCCCCCTGAATCATAACTGTTGGTAAATGTAATTCAAAAGTTCTTGTATCAATACTTAACCTATCTTTAATTTCATCTTCTACATGAAGAAAAATTAACGGTGTGTTTAAATTTTTATCTAAAAGAGCTGAAAATTGTTGTACAAAACCTAAATATTTAGCCGAACCGTAATTTAAAAAATTCATTCTCCCTTCTAATGAGGCAGTTCCAGAATAGTTGTATGGATCTCCTAATAACTGTTCCCTATGAACCTCATTTAAAGACCAAGTTTCAGGTTTAAGTTCCCTATTAGTTGGTATACCTTCTCTGTTTAGTAAAACAATCATATACTTCTCATAGACTCCTGACCCAGGATAAGTTTCCATTAAGGTTATGGATTTGTCTAAATTACAAACATAAGTTGTACCACTACTTGTTGACGCAAATACAGTTGCTATTGAACTAATTTTAGCAATAAAATTATCTGTCTTATAAAAGTTTTTTACAGTATTATTTCCATCTGTCCCTGATTGATTAGTATAAGAGTTTAAGTCGCTATGAAATCTTTGTAGAACAATTGTATCTCCAATTTTTGGAATTACTTGCTCCATATCTTCTATAGTAATATGAATTTGATTTTCATTTTCTATTTTAAACTCGTAATAACCTACGGTACTCGCGGGAGCTATTGCTTGATATAAACCTAATGGTGTTGTAAATATTTCGTCCCAAAAATATTCATAAGAGGTTGCTGTTCCACCACTTACATAAGATGGTAAATTTGCATCATAATAATCAATTAAAAACGTATCTACATTCACAATTCTATCAATAGAAATAATTTTATAAACACCATCTGGAATACAATTAGTTCCTTCTATCTTTATAAATGTATTTACTTCATAATTGTGTAAAGGAATATATAATTGAGTATAATTACCAACTGTTGTTATTGTAGTAATATTAAAAGAACCTCCTACTCTCAACTCAAATAACCCTTTTGTTTTCCATCCAGAGATCGGA